TTTTGCTTAAGACGTTCTCTGATTACTTCACTCAATGGCCTACCTCTTAAGCCAAAAGCTGCACCCTCATACCCTGGATGAAAAGGTGCTTGTTCAACTAAATCATTATTATCCATATTAATCCACTAATTATAACCAAGGACTACATTGTCACCTATTAGAGGAGTTTTAATCAACGGGTTTCCTTTTGGACTGGGCTCATACAACCCCATCAACTGACTCATATCAACCATCAATTGCAGAGCATCGTCTATTGCCTTTTTACGGTTGAGCTCTTGGATTTGATGAAAGTACTGCTCTAGTGTGAATTCACTCATTGAATTGTCTCCACGTATTTGTCTCCGAACACTATCTTGTTTGCCTCAAACGACTGGTATAATAGCTCATCTTGAGCTTTGTCGTATACTTCTACGGCTAAAATATCTAGCTCATCTTGATATAGTTTAAAGTGCTCCAAATCAATTAATCCATCATATACTGCTCTTACAAAAGCGTCATTAAGATTTTTTTGCATTCTTGATACCTTCAATGTGTTTACACTTGTTGTTGAATTTGAACCCTACACAAGTACAGCTGTAGTGGTTCTCTCTTAAAGAAACAATGTACTCGTCTCCTTTAGATCCCTTGACTGTAAAATGTTTAGTGTCGTCGGTAGATCCTTGAATGATCTTGATATCCTTGACACGCTTTGAAGAGACCATTGACATAGGAAAATCTTTGTTACCTGTCTTGATCATAAAGTAGTCAGCCTCTAACCAAGTAGGGCTCTTGACAACTATGCCCTTGATAATATTTCTAACAAAAGGCATGTCTAACATCGTAAAATAGTTAGTGTTAACAGACTCAGTAGTTACCTCAACGTGCGAACCAATGGTAGGTAGCTGCATGACAATCTCCTAATGATCATGCAGCATACCATGTTTTTGTTATTCGGTCAACACCTTTAGAGGCCGCGGCGGCATGTCAGGATAAGTTCCCCACGCAGCTTGCATTGCAGGGGATAATTGAGTTACTTTGAATGATTCGATCCAAAGTATTGAAGCAACTTCCTGCGCGCGACCATCCTTTACCCAATAACGAGTTTGTAACTTTTGGTCATCATATATCCCATCAGGCGCCCAGGGATGTGTTTTACCATATCTCTCAATGGTTGGTTTAGCCTCTAACAATTTCTCTAGTTTTATACCCATGATGCCACCCACATTGCTGAATTACTTGGTGTCTCCATCACTTTGACCATACGAAGTTTCACTCTACCGTCTCCGTAGCCATTCTCTTCCATCCAAATCTCTTGAATATAGTCGGCCAACCATTTAGACAATCCCTCACATCCCGTACGTTCTACTACTACCATTTTACAAAGCTTCTTTTCATGTAGCATTTTAAATGTATCAAACTCTGGGTCATCTTCAGCAACAAGCAAAGTATGGTCAAACCAATCATCAAGCCTCTCCTTTAAAGATTTGAAACCGCCGAAGTCGCAAACCCAATTTCTTTTATCCAATCTATCTTCATCACATTCAAACTCAAAATGGAATGCAAGAGCATACCCGTGAATTAGATTGCAGTGTGTATCTGCGCGCCATTGTCTGTAAGCAACGGCATATCCTCTTTCATGTCCATAAGTTTTTGTACTGATAAATTTACCCATAGTGTTCCCCTACGTTCCCCACTCATTCTTGAACAACGGTACTTGCAAACGATCAGAATATCTCCAACCTTTCTTCATTGCAAGTAGCGCAACATTTTTGTTGTTTAAAGAGTACACAGACTCTACACCACCACATGGCATAATATAAACAGGTCCTTTGAATCCATGTTTTCTATATTCATTAACAGCTTGTTCTGCTTCTTCAACGTCTTCATCAGTTGCAACAACCATTTTTAAATATGTATAGCCAAGTCTTTGATATTCGACAACTACATCTGGTTTAATTGCATCTTCCCATTTCTCACCAGAGATTGATAACTTAGGTGATACAGAAAATGTTAAAGAACTATACTTGCGCCTCTTTAACCATTCAAAGTCTATAAAGTGTTTGAAATCTTTAGTTAGGTGTTGGGTTCCATTTGTCTCGAACGTGACTTCTTCGAGGCTGACCATGTCTTTGTGCGATAAAAGTTCCGGGTACGCTTTTTGCCATCCAAGGAGTGGTTCACCTCCCGTAATAACAAGATGCTCACTTGTCCACTTGCCATGAGGTAACATATGTACAATGGCATCAACAATACCATCAATGCTAAGAACAGGGCTAAGATGCTTGAAACGAACATCCCAGCTAGCGTAACTGTCACACCCTGTAGTAACAAGAGGAAGAGATTTATAATCAGTGTACTGATCCAAATTGATCGCAATGACGTTTCGCTCATTTGATTTCTCTCCTTTGGGCATCCCAAAACCATCACAAGTGAAGTTACACCCAAATACACGTAAGAATACACTAGGTACTCCCATGTAACGTCCTTCACCTTGTATGCTATAAAATAGCTCGCTGACTTTCAACTTTGACATTTTGATTCCTTTTCACAATTCTATCATGAGCTTTCTTGTTACGCAAAGCTCGCTCCATATGAATTTTATTAGCTCGACTAGTATACATAACACCATTTAAATGATCAAGCTCATGTTGGTATATTCTTGCTGTCATACCTAACAACCTTTCCGTGACTGTCTCACCATTGGGTTTCTGATATCTAACTCTGATAGCAGGAGGTCTTTTAATTTTGACATACAGATTGGGATATGATAAACAACCCTCAGAAAAATATATAGGATCACCTTCATAAGATACTATTCTAGGATTAAAGCAAACAACTGTAGGATTAGACCACATTACAAATACCCTATGAGGTAGTCCTACTTGGTTAGCTGAAAGGCCAAGCCCCTCACATGCAACCATTGTTTCAATTAAATCATTACAGATACTTTGGACTTCTTCCTGATTAAATTTTTTAAAGTCAAATGTTTCCATTTTGGTTTTCAACAACTGATCATCACATGGTATCAATTTTCTAATCATGTTTCAACAACCCTAGAAAAGTTCTTATGTTTTTCGAATTTTAAAACTTTATCAAACTTATCCAAGTAAGCATCGGTCTTATGGCTAATAACAAACACGTTGTTTCCTTGCGTTAGTGTTTGAAGAATTTTCAACAGCTCATCGTTTCCAGAACTGTCTAAAGAGCCATCGAATACCTCGTCAAGAATAAGAAGATTAGTACTAGCACTATTGCGAAGTTTTGCAATTGATCTCCAAGTAAACAGCAAAGCCAAATCAAGTCTGGCCTTCTCTCCCTCTGAGAAAGATCCGTAGCTGAATTCATCTCTAAACCTCGATTTTATTTTTTCTTGAAAATTTTCATCCAGTTCAAAGTTAACAAAGAAGTCCATTGAGGCTAGATACTTATTGATCAGCTTATTAATTACTGGAATGTACTGCTTGATTATTTTAGTCTTTATTCCAGTATCTTTCAACAGAACAGCAGCAACCTCATATAGCTGTTTCTGCTCCTCTAAATTTACCTTCAACATTTCTAAATTTTTAGATTGTTCTGTAAGATCGTTTAGCTCTTTTGTATTATCAAAACCATCAATGTGCTTCATTTGTAAGCCAGCAATCTCGATCTCCAACTCTTTAATTAAATCTTTAAAGCCATTGACTATAGTATTCTTTATAGCAATTTGTTTATTAGTTTCGACAAGCTGTTCTGATAATGTTTTAAATTCTTCTACTTGATCGATCACATTGCCAAGTTCAATCTGTAGTTGATCTAACCCATTAATCAACTTTGTTCTTTGCTCATGCTTCTCACATACCTTGGTATGTTTGAAATCCTCACTGATTGACTGATTGCAAGTAGGACATGAGTCGTGCATATCAAAGAACTCTGTCTCTTTATCTACCCGTTTAATTTTATCCCCAATCTGAGATTGTAAATTAATTAACTTCTTATACTTGTTTTCCATTCTACTCTGGCCGACAAGTTTTTGATTCAACTCATCTACTTGTGTGTAAAGGATGTGAACGTGATCGACTATTTCTGATACTTGGGTCTGAAGTTTGCTGATTTTTTCTTGCTTCTCTTCTACGAGTTTAGCTGTATCTACTTTAACACTTTCAATGTGTTTATTATGAATTTCAATCTTATCTAAAACTGATTCAAGTTTATACTTTGCCTCGGTTAATTCTGACTTATTTAAAACAATGTCGTCTTTCAACAGGCTATTCATCACAGAGAATATCTGTATATCAAGGAGATCTTCAATGATCTCTCTTCGATGGGCTGCTGATAGCTGCATAAAAGGAACAAACGATGCTGAACCTAGAATTACTACCTGACTAAAAGATTTGTGATTTAATTTCAGAATCGATTTTTCTAATATCTCCTGATAATCTCTAGCATCAGCAGATTGATTGATTAACTCATTATTACAGTATATTTCAAATGTGTTTGGCTTGATTCCTCTTGCTACTTTATATTGCTTTTTGCCAATATCAAACTCAATCTCTACCAATGTATTTTTCTGGTTAATAGAATTTACTAGCTGGGGTTTTGTAATCTTACGGAATGGTTTTCCATACAAAGCAAACGATAGTGCATCTAGTATGGTGCTTTTACCAGCTCCATTTTCCCCAACGATCAAAGTGTTCTTGAAACCGTTGAGGTTTATTTCTGTAAATGCGTTACCAGTGCTTAGTAAGTTTTTCCATCGCAAAGTTTTAAACTCAATCATTCTATGCTAAGTGCCTCTCTATATAAATCTCTCATCAAATGGTCCAACTTGACTTTATCAACACTTGTGTCTATTTGATCAACATATTTTTTAAGGATGGTTAAAGTATCTTCTGCTTGGCTGATGATATCATCATCACTCTCTAAATCCAAATGAAAATGATCTTCGACGACTTGGAGATCAGCAACATTAGCTTTCTCCAAACGATCAATTAGAATATCGAACCAGTTTGGATTGATCTTATTCCTCACAATTACCTTAACATAAGAACCCTCGAGTTCGGTTACATCAAAGCCATTAACGTATCCAACTGGTTGATTGAGGTCATTGTAATGAATTTTGTTAAACATCCTAAATGGATTTGATATAAACTCTAACTCCCTTGTATCAGTATCCAATATATGGAATCCTTTTTGATCGTCATAATCACTCCACATCATCTCATACGGAACACCAACGTATGTAATATTACCAGCTTGCGATTTGTGATGGTAGTGTCCAGATAGGACCATGTCAAACTTATCGAATTGTTTAGGATTGAATCCTATATCACTAACATGACCCTTATACATTTCAAATCCAATGATGTCAAAATGACCCATCATAACTTGAGCTCTTGTTGAATTAATTGCGTCCATACTTTGTTGTTGGTTATCGTCAGTAATCCAAGGACACAATAAAATCTTCAACCCACCAATATCAATTTCCTTTGGTTTGTTTGTGATTATCTCAACATATGGTCTATTAATTAGTAGTTCAAGTGAGTTTAACTTATTAGTGTTTTTGTAGTATACATCATGGTTACCAGCAATTATATAAGTTTTGAAGTTCTTTAACCGATCAAAAAAATAACGATAACAGTCATTCAAAGAAGAAAAGTTTATGAACTTCCTTCTATCAAACACATCTCCTAGTTGGATGATATGTTCAATTTCATTTTGCTCAATGTAGGGGAAGAAGATCTCACTATAGAACTTCTCAAAAAATCTAGAAAAGTTTGGATTATCATTACGTGCTCCGAAATGAACATCTCCTAAAATAGCTACCTTCATTGTTCTTCCTCAAAGAATTTCTCTAAACCTTGTTTCCTCTTGATACGCTTTTTGTCAAGATTATCTTCAAATGTCCTGATGAAATCAAACATATTGTCATTGTCAAGATCCACAACTGCAGGAGTGAACTCGTTCTCATCGCCTTCATGTTGTTCTATCAAAGTATTGAATAGCATGCTATTCTCTAATGATTTGTGTTTAATGTAAAGCTGTTTCTTTTCTTTTTGTATTCTTCTAAGAAAAGCAAAGTATATGATTTGTGTGAAATATGCAAATGGGTTGTTGGATTTATCAGGATCAAAGTTATCAAAATAGCTTATACAATTTTCAATACCATCACTAATCATTTCCTCTCTGTATGAGTAATTAACAAAATTAGGTTTCATTGATAATCTATTTGCTATTAACAGGATACAATGTCCAACGTAATTTGGAATGTCAGGTTTAGGTGAACCGCTAGATTCGGCTGATTTGATATTATTTCTATGTTCTATAATAACCTGATAAAGATGTTTGTTGTCTACGTAGTGAGTCGTCATAATTAATTAGCGTTCTTAGGGGTTGGCATTTGTTCCAATAAACTTTCATAAAATTTATTCTTTGCAGTTTTATCTACGATGATCGCTTCTTTAAGTTCATTGTCTATGTTCTTGTCAGCTTCATCGCCAAGAACTTCTACCACGTGTTTGTAATAATCTGCAAAAGATTCTCTGGCATCAGTTAGATTGACAATATCAAGACTACTAAAAGTAAACAATTCATCTTTACTAAACAACATATACTTTACTAGTTTGACAGTGGGGAAAGAGGATAATGGATGAAATCTATAAACTATAGTCATAGGTTTTCTCAATGTAACATTGTTACTAGATGGTACATATTCCCCAACTATTTCTTCACCATTGCCAAGTTTTAAGATTTTAATCATTATCGTTCCTAAATTTTAACAGTGTATATTTTATACGAAAACTTCTCTTGGTTATACATTTGTATTCTTTCAGCAAAGTGAAGTAACGTAAAATTCTGCCTAGACTTGTATTGAATATCATCAGCGATATCGTACAATTCGGATGCAAACTTAGTTTCACTCTTCCTTAATCCTCGACCAATTGATTGAAGAGTTTTAACTCTAGATTTACTCGGGGCAGCGAATATAATGTTATGAAGGTTACATATATTGATACCTGTGCTGAATGTTCCTGTCGAAGCGACAATTATAGCACTTTCCTTTGTCTCTACAACACTTCTAACTTCCTCTCTATCAAGGCCTCCAACTGTACCATCGACATAATACACATCCTCTCTAAACTTTGCAAGTTCTGAAAATAATCCCTTGCCATGATTAATAACTTTGAAAAGTATTAAAGTGTTACCTTTAAGTGAAAGAGCAAGGTTGATTATAAATTTATTACGTTTATTATAATTTATTAGAAAATCTACCTCGCCTTGGTAATCTAGCTTTTTGTTATCAAATCTAGTCTGCTCATCATAACTAAGAACAATTGCTTTGATTGTGAAGTCAGCTAGTACCTTTTTCTCAATAAGTTCACTCGTTGTTGTTACCGATTTCACTCCTCCAAATAAACCCTCTAACACTAATTTGTGAGTTTGTGTTCCATCTAAAGTACCAGTAAATCCTAGTTTGTATTCACATCTTTCCAATTTAGTTAAAATACCTGTTAGGCTTTTAGCTTTATAAAGATGAGCTTCATCACCTATTAATACCTTAAACTGACTAAACCATTTTTTGTCTAACTTGTAGATAGATTGCCAAGTTGTGATTACTACTCTTGCATCGGTATTCTTTTCTTGCCCTTCATATATTTTATGGATATATTCTGTACACCCATACGATACAAAATCTGAAGTCATTTGATGAACTAGAGAAGTTGTAGGGACTATAATCAGAGTTTTTTGATTGATATACTTTGTCGTTAAGTATATGATCAAAGACTTTCCTGAAGCAGTAGGAGAAAGCATTAATGCGCGTTTATTTCTAACAGCATACGTAAATGCTTCGATTTGATAGTCTCGAGGAACTAGAGGAAGGTTTATGTCTTTAATAAACTGATGTGCTTCAATTAATGATAAACTTGTTGCTGCAAAATCATTTGGATCTTCAAGTTCTACGTTGTAGTTACGTTCGTTTGCAAAAGCCTCAACATGCTTTCTTAAACCAAGATACAAAGTACGTCCTGCAACATTAAACAATCTTATTTTGCCATCCCACACTTTATTTTTAAACATTGGCATATGGCGGGCACCAGGAACATTAAACGTAAAGTATTCGTTCAATTCCAAAGCTGTTCCTGAGTCACAATGCACCCTCATATACACATCATTTAATTTTTCTAGTGTTAATGTCTCGCTCATACACCATTAGTAAATTTATTCCAATCGATGGCATTCTTTATCAGAAACCCTCGATTGTTAAGATTTTTAATTACAGCCTCTAGAAAACTGACTTTTTCCTTTTGTAAGGAAATTCGCTGCGTCATGTTAGTTAAGTCTACATCTGCTTCCATGTAGATTGGAAGATCAGCTTTCAGTACCTTCAAAGCAAACGGTTCCCATCCATTTGCTTTCAGATCACCTTCATCCATGATACCCATGTAGTACTCATATTTTTCTTTGTATAGTTTCTTTAGTTCCGACTCCCATTTACTCAACATTAATCGTTCATTGATATAAATTTTATAATACTTGTTGTGTAAGTCAGGAACACGTAAACTTTCTGCTGCAAGATCGGATGGGTTAATTTTTGAATCTTTATCCCACAGAAGTTGTATATCCTCAAGTTTCATATTACCTCCAGTATAGAGGTATTATACCACCGTAGGATAGCTAGGACAACAACGATAATTTAAAAATTCTATAAGCAAAAGTTGTTGTACAAGTTATATAATCAACATCAGTTAACGTACTATCAAAATTTATTTCTGATAAATTTATTGGATAAGCATCATAGAAAGTTACTTCATAGTTTGGATTCATAGCACTTGTTGTAACAATCAATGATAAGTCCGCATAAACTCCTTCCCCTGACATAGGTACAGCTAGTTCTATGTTTGCTCTTTGACCAAAATTTTCAGGATATCCTATACCTACTAGCCAATTATATATTTCAAGATAATTTTCTAGATTTTCATCTACTTTGAAAGTTATATCTAATGTTCCGTACGAAAGTTTATCTCCAGGAAAAGGTATTTTTAAGAAGGGATTTTCTACATCTACTGTTCCTAAAGAAATTGAAGGAAGGTTAACTGATTGAACAAAAAAGTTTATGTTAGGAGTTTTCTTTATAGAAAACTGAAATCCTAAAGGAGATAAAAAGTTTTTGTTTGATGGTTGATTGATTAGGGCACTCATAATTCCTCCACGATATATTTAGGAATAAAAAAGGGGCTCTTGCGAGCCCCCTAATACCGTTCTTGTTATTCTTATTGTGGACGGTAGAATTACATAATGTTGTTGACGATAACTCTACGGTAGTAGACGTTAGAATCAATTTCAAGAGTAGCAGTCGATGAGGCTGCTGTAATGCCCTTAGCGAATGGGTTTGGTGCCATTCCATAACGGGTCTTAAATCCAATTTTTGGTTGGAAGTTAGCTGGGTCAACAGCACGAACCATCTGGAGAGGAACATATGGGCAGTAGAAAAGACCTGCGTCAAACGCATTAGCACCTTTGTAACCAACAGTCATATAGTTGTTTGTTACATATGGGTCAATGTATACACGGACGCGACCATTCAATACAC